ACCGGCCCCGGTGCTTCTTGCTCATGCGTCCTCCTCAAAGCGCTTCACGATCTGGCGTTGCGCCTCCCAATCCACCGGCAGCGGGTTGCGCTGGAACCAGATCAGGTTCATCCGGCGAGGCTGCCGTCCGGCCATCAGTAGTTCGAGGATGTCAGGCGCGAGCAGGGTCAGGCGCATCAGCTCGTTGGTCACCGAGGGGTGCAGTCCTTCGGCCCGGGCAATGTCTGACCCACTCTTCATCACGCCGGTGTCCACGAGGTGCTGCCAGTAGAAACCGCGTGCCACCCCCTCCAGCAGCGTCACATCGTGAACGTGGCGGTCGTCGGCGGCCACCCGCCGCGCGCCCCGGCGGCGGAATGTCAAGGGCACGAAGGTTTCCAGTGTGTCGTCCATCAGGCTTCGACCTCCACCAGTTCCGCGCCGATGCCCCTTGGGGCGAACTCACCGATCAGGGCGTCCCAGCCCAGTTCCCGCCACTTCACCTTGATGCCCTGCACCTCGCCGACGTGGACGAGGTCGATGCGCTCGATCATCAGGTTGGCGATGCGGTGACGCTCCACCGGGAACAACTGATCCCACACGTCGTTGAGCCGTCCCATCGCCATGACGGTGGTGGCCTCGTCGATCTGGGCCCCATTGCGCTGGATGTGGCGCACCACCGATGCGATGGATTCCGGGCTGGTCAGCACCGTGCGGATCTGGGCCACCACCGCTGCCTCGATCTCCGGCGCAGGTAAGCGCTCGTAGCTCTTGCCTGGTGCCCCGAACCGGCTTTCCGACTTGGACACGTAGTAGTGGTACTTGCGCCCGTTCTTGCGCGAGTAGGTCGGGTACATCCGTTCGCCCGAGGGGGCGTACAGCAGGCCGCGCAGCAAAGCGTCGGTGCGCGACCGGATCTTGGTCTCCACCGACCGGGCGTGCCCATCCCTGGCCAGCACCGTGTGGACCTTGTCCCAAAGCTCCTGGTCGATGATCGGCGGGTGAGCGCCGGGGTACCAGTTCCCCTTGTGCGATAGCTCCCCCAGGTAGATGCGGTTGCGCAGCAGCTTGTGCAGGTACTTCTTGTCGATGCGCGTGCCGCTGCGGGTCTGGCCCTCCTGCGTCGTCCAGGCCTTGGTCGTGATGCCGTCGGCAGTCAGATTGACGGCGATCTGGGTCGGCGAGCCGATGGTCAGCATCTCCTCGAAGATGCGACGCACCACCGCCGCCTCGGCCTCGTTGATGACCAACAGGCGGTTGTCGACGTCGTAACCCAGGGGCGGAACGCCGCCCATCCACATCCCCTTGCGCTTGGCGGCGGCGATCTTGTCGCGGATGCGCTCGCCGGTGACCTCGCGCTCAAACTGGGCGAAGGACAGCAGGACGTTGAGCATCAGCCGACCCATCGAGGTGGTGGTGTTGAACTGCTGGGTGACCGACACAAAGGACACCCCGTGGCGTTCGAACACTTCGACCATCTTGGAGAAGTCGGCCAAGCTGCGCGTCAGGCGGTCGATCTTGTAGACCACCACGATGTCGATCTGGCCGCGCTCGATATCCGCCATCAGGCGTTTCAGCCCCGGCCGATCCGTGTTGCCGCCAGAGAAGCCCGGGTCGTCGTAGTCGTCGGCCACCGGAATCCACCCCTCGGATCGCTGGCTGGCCACAAAAGCGTGGCCCGCCTCCTTCTGCGCGTCGATGGAGTTGAACTCCTGGTCAAGCCGTTCATCCGAGGACACCCGGCAGTAGACGGCGCAGCGCTTGCGGGCCTTGGTGCTGGCAATCTCGCTCATCGCGCACCTCCCTTGCTCAGGCCAAAGAACAGCGGCCCTGACCAGTGCGCGCCCGTGATGTGGCGGGCCACCGCCGTCAGGCTCTTGAAGTTGCGCCCCTGGTACTCAAACAGCCCCTCGGCGGTGACTGTCACCCGATGTTCGCGCTCGCCCCATTCGCGCAGCAGGATCGTGCCCGGCGCGAAATCGAACTCGCGCGGCTTGGCCCGCAGCTTGATCTTGGAGTGTTTTGCGCCGATGGCTTCCAGGCGCTGCTTGGTCTCGGGCGCAAGGCCACCGAAGGCTTCCTCCTGCAGCTTGTAGGCGAGACGGGACTCGACGTGCGTGCGGTTGGGGTAGTCCGGGCGACGCGGGAAATACCGATCCCACACCGTCCAGAGCTCGGACATCGGCAGGCAGGCCAGCTCCGCAATCCGCGCGGCGACGGATGCTTGTTTCTCGTTCATCACCACTTCTCCTCTTGATAGGGGGTTGTATGAACGCGCTGGTCGGGCAGGAAGCCAAGGCCAACTTCTCTCTGTTTTGGTTCATCCGCAGCAAGGGTGCGGACGATGGCAGCCGCAAGGATGGCGGCGATTTCGCCAGCACGGGCGCTGGCGCTCATCTCCGTGGGAGATGCGAGTTCGAGGTTCTTCATGACGGCTCCGAGGAATTGCAACCGTCAGGGATAGTGAGCCTGATCTTCCGAAGCGGATGGCAACGCAGGGTAATCGTGACCGCCAGTCATGAATCCATTGCGCGTTAACGAAACAGTTGACAGAGTGCCTCTTGGCCTCTACCATCTGTCGTTAACTAATCACGCAATCAGGTCACAACCATGCCCTTTGGAGCATTCATCCGCAAGAAGCGCGAAGAGAAAGGCATTCAGATGAATGACTTTGCGCGCCAGCTGGAGATATCACCCGCCTACTGGTCGCGCATCGAGCGCGACATGGAAAAACCGCCCAAGGACGAGCTGATCCGTAAGGCGGCCGAGATCCTTGGAATCAGCGCCGACGACGCTTTCGTCGAGGCCAGTCGCCTGCCTCCCGACATCCGCGATGATGTTGGCAACCTGGTTCGGATGTACCGCCGGAACGTGACGGAGAAGAAGTGAATGGCGGTACTGACTCTCGACTACCGGTGCTGCGACCGGAAGCGCCCGCTGTACATCAAGCACATTGAGGTCGAACGCATCGCCGCGACCGCGCGCCAGCAACTGGTCGCGGACAGCATCGATGCCGTTTCTTTCGACGCGCTGCGGCAGATCTCCGGCCTGAAGATCAACGGCATCGACTTCGCGCTGGAGGTCAGCACCGACTACTCCGTGCATGACGAGCAAGGCAACCACGTCTTCGGCGTCTGTGAATTCGACCCCGCTATGCCCGACGCCGCGATGGTGTCCATCTCGCCCGTGGGTGCGAGTCTCAGCGAACTGCTGGCCCTCAGCACCTTGGCCCACGAGCTGGGCCACGCCGTGTTCGACGCCCCCGGCTGGGTTGTTCAGGGCAGCAAGGGTCCCGGGTTGTTCGATGACATCGAACCGACGATGCAACGCGCCTACCGCACCACGACGCCGGACAGCGACCACTTGTCCAAGTCACTATCTGCGAAGCCAACGACGGAAGAACACTTCGCCGAGCTGCGCGCCAACGAGTTCATGGGCTCCTTGCTGGTGCCTCGCCAACGCATCATCGCCGCCGTCGAAGAGCTTGCGCCCCAGCACGACATCACCATCCATCGCCATCCTTCAACCGATCCCGACCACCCCGGCACGGCCCTGCGCATCAAGGCGAACGGCGACCTGGGAGTCTTGGAGATGGATCGCTTCGAGAAAGCCTTGGCGACGCGCTTCGGTGTCAATCCACGGTTCATCCAAGTACGTCTGAACCGTTATGGCCTGACCACTCAGGAGGCCACGATGCGCTGACCAGGATCTACCGCCTGTGGAGCCGACCTCGCGTCGGCGTTTTTTGAATCATTCGATTAACTGTTCGCGCAATCGCGCACTTTGTCAAAGGAACTTGCCTATGCCAGCTGACCAAGCCTCAACAACAAAGAAAAGCACCAAGTTGGCGACGAGCCAGCCTGCAGCAAAACGTGCGCGTGAGCATCGATCCGATGAGGGCGCAAACATCCTGCCGAACGCAGAGAACTTCGTCAGCCTCGTGCGCAAGGTCGCGCGCCCCGGGCTGCTGGTGGATCTGCTCGAACGCGCCAGCGCGACGGCACTGCCGGAGTTGAAGGCATTGGCAGAAGCGGCCAAGGGCAAGTTGCCAGTCGAGTCGCGTCAGGCACTCTTTCATGCTGTCGGCAAATTGCCGGTGGCCGCCCAGTACAGCATCGAGTGTGCCGCCGAGCGAGTGATGCTCCTTGACGATGACTACGGGGCACAGGCCGTCTTGTCCCTGCTCAACGAAGAGCGTGCCGACGATGCCGCCATGCTGGCTGCGCCCAGCGACCGCTACAGCCGCGCCCTGTATCTGCACCTCTTGCAGGACTTTCCAGCGCAAGGCGCCCGCCGCGACGAACGCTTCGATCAGGCTGAGCATCTGCAAGTGATGCATCGTCAGTGGAAAAGCGACCACTACTCCAGCCACTACCTGGGCCCCAAGGGCGTCGTGCCGAAGAGTGGGGTCGACGTTCAAGAGGTGTTGCGCACACGCATTGCCGAACTGTTCCCGAAGGTGCCGAAGGATCAAATCCTGATCGAGCAATTCACGCGCCGCGATCTTTCATGCGAACAGGGTGATGACGATGATTGCGAAGCGGGT